GTTGGCCTCGCGGCGACGGGAGCTGTCGCGGCGGTTCTTTTCTATTTCGGTAAGAACTACGTGATTACTCCCAATTAAGATTGCTATAGATTGAGCGGTCCAAACCCATGTAATAGGTTAACAACGCCCCAGCGATGAAAGTCGCCGTCAATAAGCCACTCACTTCAAGTGTCTTCTTGACGTCCTTTCCGAATTCATCCATGTCCTTTCGCGTCTTCTTGAAAATCAGGTGCACGATGTAGGTTAAAATCAACGCCAACAACGTCGACGTGAAGAAGAAACTCCTGTCGACGGCGAGACGTGGCATGCGGTTGACAATCATGCGCAGCGCGTTCGGCACGACGAACGTCAGCATCGCGAGACGAACTTCGTAGCGTTTGACGAGAACGGGGAGGAGCGTCACGTAGTACACGACGAGCCAATAGAAAATTGCCATGTATAAATCTTTGGGAGGTGTGATCGCCATCTCTTAGTATATAGTAAAGTAAATAAAAAGTTTTCACCTGTCCTGAACATCTTTACCGCAAAAATTAGTTCGTTTGGGAATCTTTTCATAAATGCCGAGACCTATGGCGATGTTCCTGATGTCTATGTAATTATTCCAGTACGCATCGCTGTGATCGTACTCTGGAATGGTGCAGTGCGCTAATTCGTGAAGTAATATGTGAAAAATTTCATTGACTTCACCGTCGATACACACACCGAGCTCAAATCCCTTGTTCACGTTAAATCCGAGAGAACCATCCCACATGCGATAGTACGCGGTGATCGGCTTGGCGTCGTGAAGCATGGGATATTTTCCCGTTTTTATCAGGTGTTCGCGGAGAGTGGTGTATTTTTCGCGCACAGCCACGAGTTCGGGGGGTTCGTGTGTTGTCCTGAAAAGATAGATGTTCACGAGGACAAGTAAAATCCAGGCTATCATTTTCTATTATAAGTAAATATAAATTTCGAGTACATCTGGGTCACCTTGTGTCCCGTGAGTGGTCCCCAATACACTAAATGGAAACCTTGCGATTCTAAAGTCGTCACCAATTTATCCTTGTACGCCACGGGCTCTGCTTTCGCGCCGTCTTCATAATAAGGGGTGTCCGCCAGGTTTACGAATAACTTTTCACCAAACCCCCCTTGGGGACTCAGTTTCAAAAGGAAAAAGTTGCCCAAATCATCTTGGTATGGTGTGCGCATCACTATGGTGTCGGAATCTGGAATGATGCCAGCTAAGGTTCCCCCCTGTTTGATTCTTTTTTTGATTTCTCTGATGCTTTCGTGAAATAATTTTTCAGATGCAAATATGTAATGTAATGAAAAATTATAACAGATGATGTCATACGTTCTGTTTTTAGGACACCCCCTGATGTCCCCTTCGTAAAAGTTGACGTGCATCTTCAAACCCTGTGCCCGCGACTTCGCTTCCTGTAAAGCCCGCGCACTCGGGTCACACATGCTTAGATTCTTCACGCCCGCGTGTTTCCACTTCTGAAGGTCCCCACCGAATCCACACCCGACGTCGAGCACCGAAGGATTGTCGCGACCATCGGTGATTGATTCGATAATTTCTCGCTTAAAGAAATTGTGCGTTTTTCTAATGTCCTCCATTGGGGACTCTCACTCATCTAATAAATGGGTGTTAATTTTAAGCTCTTGTAGTGTAGCGGTTATCACAATGGACTTTGAATCCATTAACCCTGGTTCGATTCCAGGCAGGAGCTCTCATTGTTCACCATCGTACGGGTGCTTGTGCACCCACAAGTTGCACACCCACTTCTCCCCACGCGTGACGGGTCTACCGCCGTGATACGCCCTCCCCGTGATGAGTTCGTAGTTGTCCAGGTTTTCAAAGAGAAGACAATCGCCCTTCTTCAATTTGTATTCCTTTTTGATTCGCGGAAAAGATGTCGCCCCGCCTTCGTAATCGTCGTTCAATGCATAGATGAACGTGTACATTCTCGGATTCACGCCGTGTTCGAACGCGTCGTAGTGGGGTTTATAAAACCCACCTGGTTTGTACCGCAACACTTGCAGTTTTTCGCAATTTTTGAATGGTCGGTCGACGTGCTTTAAGCAACGTTTAATGACATCCGCCACGACCGGGTCCCGTGTATCTAACCACGCGGTGTCGCTCTCCCTGATGCTCTTCACGACCTGGTGATTCCCACCGACGGTGGACGGTTGCAACTTTGGTAGAGCCGCTTTCTTGATGTACTCGCACTCGTCGTCGGTTAACATGTTATGAAATACAACTGGGTGTTGATATCGGGGTAATAAAAAATATACTAAAAGTATTAGAGCCAATACAATTATCATTACATTATAGTTATATTTTTTCTAAATGATATGGTGTCACACAGCTATACCTCTTGTGTATGGATGTGATGATTTCGTTCGTGTACTCTATGAGTGGCACGACGATGCTTCGGACGTCCTCTGGGTCTTTACCTAACATGTACTGACGCAATTCATCTGAACACGTATCGAAAAACATTCTAAATATCTGCGATACATCTCGAGCCTTTGCATTTTGCTTATCCCTTCGTTGGAGTTCCGTTTTGAATTCATCTTCAGTGATTTCATTCATCATGTATGAAATGCGAATGTACCGAGTATCCGTGTTCTCCTGCCAGCGCCAGTTTAACTCCGACTCCACGCGTAGCAACGACATGCGCAGCTGTAACAAATCATATCGCTCGGCATCGCGTTCTCTGAGCTCCCTGTACGATGGTAAACCACCGCATGGAATGTCTCCATTTTCCCTATTCAGTGAATTTTGTCTACGTTTAAATTCAATGTAATGCGGATTGTGGATTCGCCCTAATTCAATGACACCATTTCTCCAATCGAACGCGGTGTGACACGAGGGACACCACATCTGAGCACACCCCTCGAGTTTTTGAATCATTTCCCCACACGATGGACACGGTTTCGTGTCTCTTTTTAAAAGTTCCATAGTCTTCACCGATTCGGGGTCACATTCGTGTTCATCCGAAATGTTTTCATTGCACTTTTCACAAAATATGTTTCGACACATTCCACAATACCACGTTTCGTCTAAAAAACCTTTACATGCACCGGTTGGACATTTTCGCACGAATTTCCGTCCCTGTTCCGCGACGGGCACGTAACCCGTTCGCAACTCTTCGTACTCTATTAAATGATTCGTGTACACTTCGTGCAACTCCAACAAGTCCGGGTGTCTTTCGAAATGCGATTCATCCCTGACTGGAATGGTGACGCCGTAGCGATTGTACATGCGTATGAGTCTCGAACGCACATCTTGAATGATGATACGAAGGTCTCGCATCTTCAAAATTCGCTCCACGTGTGGTTGGGTTTCGGGGAACAGCGCCTTTTCCCGCTCGAATAACACGTATTCCCTGTGTTTACGCAAATCCGTGTTTCTGAATTTCTGCGTGCACCACGTGTCCACGAATTGTCGGTCCCACCGAGCCTTGCATCCCATGCAGTGTGGTTCCTCCATCGTGGACAACAGGTACTTATGACAACACGTCCGACACGCGACTAAATCACAAAAAGAACATGACACCTTTTTGTGATTTATTTTATTAAATTGTTCACAACACACATCACATGCCATACTTACCAATTAATTGCCCAAAAACTTTAACTTCACCCAGTTCCTGTCCGACTTGAAAAGTTTCGATAAACGGGGGTTGCTGTTCTTGAAAAAAATCATCAAAGCGTTGAGACGACGGAACAAACCGAGAGGGGGCTCCCCTGCCTTGACCGCTCGCCCAAGTGCTCGGTGTCGAGCCAACTTGGACATCTTCGCGACGTCTTTGTATCCGAACACGGCGAGTGAAATATTTTGTCGCAAAGGGATGCGTACCACGGGTTTGTTGATGGAGTTCATTATTACATAACAAATATTATTTCTAACGTCGACGCTCCGCCTTTTCAACCGCTTTCCCCGCCTTTTCGAAGCGTTTTATCAAACTAGCCACACCCATACCAGCCTGGTTTTGACTAGTCTGCGCAGGAACCGGACGCTTCGCCTTCACGGGAGGCAACTTCCAAGCGGCCACCAAGTTCACATTTTTACGGGTACCTACTGTTACCAGTTCCTTACCCGTGGGGACGATGCGTTGTCCCTTATCACCTTTCGCAGCCTTTCGCGTCTGTCCATTGTTTTCTGGTTTTCTTTTATTTCTGAATTGTGGTGAGTTTTGTTGAGCATTACCATATTCTGATTTTGTGTCGTTGTTAAATGTATCTTTCGCGTTCACGAACTTGTTGTTCGCTGGTACGGGGAGTGCGGCCGTTCTCGCTTTCGCCTGTGCTGGTGCGGGGAGTGCGGCCGTTCTCGCTTTCGCCTGTTGCTTGAGAACTTTACGCATGTTTGCTTGTGGTGGTGCGGGGAGTGCAGGCATCTTCTCCCGCGACGGTGCGAGTTGCATAACCTTATTCTTGAACTGTCCCAGTCGGAATCCAATGCGTCTTGTCCTAGTATTTTCAGGGCCGTAGGGAACCACCGCATTTTCTTCGTTGGAGTTGGAGTTATCTTCGACGACGGGAATGACTTTCACCCTTTTCCCGGTGTTGTACTCTTTTCTTGCATTCTTCATAATTTTGTTGATGGTCGACTTATTCGTCGCCGCGGCGATTGCGTCAATGAAATTTTTCTTAGAGGTTACGAGTTTAGAAGTTTCCATCTTTTGGATGGTGTCTTGTGCAGTCTTTTTCGCGTTCAAAAATTCTCTTTTATTCTTGTATTTTGTAGCAATCTGAGCGTCGATGTTTCGTTTCACACCCGCATCGCGAAGTTTGGTCGTGTTGTTTTTAACGGGGAGCAATTCACGAATTGTTTCCTGTGCTTCATCTTCCGAGATTTCATAGGTCTTCGCAACCTGTGTGATGTAGGACTTCAAATACAAAGCATCAGCCTTTTTCAGCTGTCCCTCTTTATTCAAAAACACCAAATTTTTACCACCTTCATTTTTCAACATCATGAGTTGGCGTTCAGCCGTTCTGAACACGTCGTTAGTGAGGACATTCACACCTCTTTCCGCCTTGTACGCTCCAATCCACGCGTTGTTCACCCCCATACCTTTCAACTTTCTCACGATGAATGCTTCACTGAGTTGTGCGTTGTTCATGTTGAGCGCCTTTTGAATAAATTCAGAGTTCAACTTCTTGATACCTCGCTTCCTGGCTTCCAGCTGCACGCGTTCTGCTTTCTGAATGGTCGCTTCCGCCGCGTTCGTGTTGGTGACGTTGACATTGGCGAGACCCGCCTTCCTGGCACGTTTTCTCAACCTGTCCCTGGTTTGTTCAAGTTTTTGTTCGGCACCCTTTTCTCGTTGCGCACGTTCCGCGTCGCGTTCTGCTTTCTGAATTACCACTTCTGCCGCGTTCGTGTTCGTGAAGTTGATATTGGTGAGACCCACCTTCTTCGCACGTTTTCTCAACCTCTCCCTGGTTTGTTCAAGTTTTAGTTGGGCACCCTTTTCTCGTTGTGCGCTCTGAATGGCCGCTTCCGCGGCGTTCGTGTTGGTGAGGTTGATATTGGTGAGACCCACCTTCTTCGCACGTTTTCTCAACAAGCCCCTGGTTTTTTCAAGTTTTCGTTCAGAACCTTTTTGTTGCTGCGCGCGAAGTGTTCGCGCATTGAGTTGTTCATTCGTGAGGTAATTCAAAAATTCTTTCCCAGTTTTTTCATTTCTTTCCAACTCCTGTCTCTTTTTGTAAGTCGCAGCCACGTTATTTAAACTGACATTCTTTGTACCCTTCGCCTGTTTATATTGATTCAAATATCCGAGGGGCACGCCTGTTTTAGCTGCGAACGCTTTTTCCTGTTCATTTCTGTATTTATTTTTCATTTCTTGTTGTTTGTTTTTGTTTTGAACAAAGTTTTGAAGTGTCATTCCAGCGTTGGTGATGTATTTTTTCACGTAGTCTGTCGTAGTCTTTGTGTTTCTGGCCAAGACTTCAATGAGTTTATCGTTCGACACCTTCTTACGGAAAACATTCAAATTTTTATTGAGTTGATTCATATTCGTGGGATACTTCAATGGTTGTTTCGTGAACTCGGAAATTTCTCTCGCCTTTGCGTACTTGTTCACGATATTTTGCTTATTCAAGGTGTTTACGTTTTGACCAGTGGCTGCGACGTGTGCGTTGTAAAAGTTCTTGGGGATTCCCGTATTCTTCAAGAAAGACTCCAAGCTCTTCGTGTTAGCTGCCTGCTTCGCCCGTGCGTTGTACGCGTTTTCTGGCACGTATTCAACTTTGTTTCCGAGGAATCTTCGAGCCAAACCCCCGCGCTTCGCCTCACTCGCCGCGAGTTGCTTGTCTTTGTTCACTTTAGCCTTGAATGCATTTTTATTCACGTTTGTATTTTTCCCTTGCGCAGCCATGTATGCCATCACGTAGGACGTGCTCACGCCCCCTTCACGGGCGAGGGACTTTATCTTTTGTTGGAGATTTTTGTCATTCTTAATTTGTTGAGCTCTCTGCATCTCACGATTGTAATTTTCTTCCTTGATGAATCGCACGGAAGACTGACCCAAAAGCTGTGCAACAACCTTGTCCTTTGTGATTTTATTTTTCAAATTCGTACGAAGTTTCATAGAATTTGTGTTGTTCTCGAGTTGTTGATAGTTTTTCATGAACTCCGTGACGTATGAACGATTCACACCGATGTTCGACGCAATTTTATCAATCTTAGCCTTATTCAGAAGGGCGTTGTACTTTGCGGGTTCAATGTATTTCACGCGCGTCTTCAAAAGTCGTGCCAAATTCTTATCCTTTTGAACTTTCGCGCGCATGGAATTTTTGTTGACATTGTTCAGGTTTCCAACGACGTATCGGTTGACGTACGCTTCGTCGACTTCCATCTCGCGCGCGAGTTCTTTACGCTTTTGTCGTTCGCGCTGAAGAAGATTAGTTTGTTGATTTCTTAGCTCTTGGTTCGCGGCTCGTTGCGCTTCGCGGGCGTTGCGCTGTTCCGCGCGTTTCTGTTCATTCGCAGCTCGTTGTTCCGTGCGTTTTTGTTCATTCGCGGCTCGTTGCGCTTCGCGAGCGTTGCGCTGTTCCGTGCGTTTTTGTTCATTGGCGGTTCGTTGCGCTTCGCGAGCGTTGCGTTCTTCCTTCTTCTTTTGTTCAAGTTCTTCCATCTTTCTCTGACGTTCCTCGCGCTGTGCCTCCGTTTTCATCTCTCGCATGGATGCCAGCTCAGCTTCCGCGCGTTTTCTTTCTTCAGATTTTGCGAGCGCATTCGCTTTCGCGGCAGCAGCTCTCGCTTCAGCTGCATTCGCGGCGTTCATGGCTGCACTATTTTCAGTGTTTTGACGTCGTCTCTTAGCGGCGCGTTGTTCGATTTGCGTGACCTCATTCTCCACGCGGGATGTAGCGGATTCTGCGGTGCTCAATTGTTGTTCCAGGCGTTCGATGTCATTTTGCATCTTAACTTGTTCGACCGGGTTGGATATGCGCCGAGACAGGTTTTTCGTTTGCGACAATTCCTGTTCCAGAGACGCCACTCGTTTTCGTTGAGCATTCATGAGTTGCTTTTGAAGGTTGTTCATCTTTGATTGCGCGTTGCTACGAGCGGCGTTGTTGAATGCCTTTGTCAGTTGAGAAATCTCAGCAGAAATCTGACGTTCTTCGCGTTGTCGTTTGTTTTTGTTCAACATTTGCAACACTTGCATTCTCGTGAGAGCGTTGGCATTCGTCTGAATCGTTGGTCGCATATTTTTCAGAGAATTGTATACTTTATTCAATGCTTCTCGGTTTCTACCAGAATATTTGTTATAAAGTTCTTTGTACTTTGCGTTCAACTTTTCTTTGTTCATGCCATTTTCAACAAATTCTTTACGAATTTGGGACCTCTTTCTCAAAACATTAGACGTGTTCATGTCCTTCAAGATGTCACTCTCGATGTTGTTGAGATACGAACGCGTCTTACCGCGAGGAATGGAGTTGAGACGCGCTTCATAGATGTTCTTTTGCGTCATCGTCATTTGTTGTTCAAAGTTTTTCAACTTTTGACGAATTTGCTCCTTTCTTTTGCGGTATACTTCATTTTGTTTCATCGATGAATTTTTCAAATTTTTGAGAGATGCAACGTTAGATTGTAAACGAGACACATATTCATCCACGTCTTCCACGGAAAGATTTGTCAAAGAATTCAAATGTTTTTGAAGTTCTTTTCTTTCCGCAACCTTTTTCGTGGCGTTTTGAGATTCACGTGTGTTGACCGCGACTACGGGTGGTGCGGCGCGGCGCTCAACGAAGATGGGTGCTGGCGGGGGGCGGCTCGTCACCGATGGCTCATTTCTTTGCGTGGATGGGGCGTTCATCGCGCGCATGATGGGCCGTGCGTTCGTTGAGTTATTCTTTCTCGCCACGCGCTCGGCGACTGGCGCCGGACTCGACGCTGTTGAAGATTGTTGACGCGATTTAATGAAATTTGGAACAAATCCCGGTTTGAAAAGGGTACCTCTTTTAGGTACTCCCGTGTTCCGGTTCTCGTTGACGTTGAGGTTCCGGTTCTCGTTCACGTTCACGTTGAGGTTCCTGTTGGCGTTCACGTTGAGGTTCAAGTTCTTGTTGACGTTCACGTTGGCGTTCAAGTTCTTGTTGACGTTCACGTTGGTGTTCAAGTTCTTGTTGGTGTTCAAGCGCGTGTTCTTGTTCACATTGGCGTTGTTCAAGCGCGTGTTCTTGGTGACGTTCAAGTTTCTGTTAACATTCACCAAGTTGATGACTCCTGTATTTTTCTTGAGCGTCGGTATTTTACTCAATTTCACAGGTTCCCTGACTCCCAAACTTCTCAATTTGGCGAAAATCGCATATTTGATTTGTTCTTTGGTGTCGTTCGGGTTGTTGAGGGCGCCGACTTTGGTCGCCAGTCTCTTGAGTTGAGACTTTTTGGAACTGCGGTCGAAAAGGACTTCGTAGTTCCTTTGTGTGAAAGGCGACTTTCTGTCGAGCATGTACGACCTATCGGTAGTCATGACCAACGGGGGTGACAGAAGTCTATCCTGTTGAATATTGGTGTACAACTCACACAATTGTTTCCTGGACATGTTGAGTGGACGTCCAACATTTCTTTCTACGCGTTTTTTTATGTCTTCATAACTAGTGTTTGGGTCACACACATTCATGATATATAATTACTCTACAATTTTTTTATTACACCATATCCTATGTTAAAAAGTTTCACTTTGTCTTCATAATCCATGTTGAAGTTGAACACGTTCACTTCACCTACGTTAATTTCCATAACCTTACAGAGCACGTCTTCGCGTGTTCTGTGTTCCAATGTGGAACGCACGAGAGCTTCTATGAATTGTCGTGGGTTTTCTATATTTTCCTGATAAACCTTTTCCATCTTTAATGTGACGGCAACAATCTCGTGTTGTTTTTTACCAATGAACGGCGAGAGTGGGTATTTTTCTATGGTCCCTCCATCGATGTATGTCCTTCCGTTATATTTCCCAGATGCAAAAATCATCGGTATCGCTATGCTCATCAGCACGGCATCTATGACTTTCATGTCTGGGTGTGTGTCTTTTGAAAAGTATTCAGTTTGTGTCGTGTTCAAGCAGTACGCGGCTATGTGTATTTTTGTATCAAGTTCACGAAAAGTTGGATCGCATCCACAGATTTGTACCAGCAATTCCCGTATGGGTCCCATTTCTACAAAACCAAATTTGTTAATGAAACACGCGAGACTCAACTTAACAAATTTGGGGATATCTACTTCTAAAGATTTTTCTAAAATTTCATCAACAGACATCCCGAGTGATAAGAAGAGTGCCAGAATAGAACCCGCTGATGCTCCAGAGATTTCCTTCACGTCACAGAGTTTTGGTTCCAGTGCTTTAAGTGTACCTATCATGGCATAGATACCCATGGATGCCGGACCTAAACACAAGTATTTCATCTTGTGTCCCTTACTTAATAGAATTGAGGAAATTGCTTGCGAAGTAACGCAAAGACGACCGCGAAGACCAAGGTGTGCGTGACCGACGCGGCCAAGCTGGTTTGGCCCGAGGTGAGCACGCCAGCGGAACCAGGGGGGAGCGTGAGTAACATACCCGGGCTGAGAATAATGAACAACGCCGTCGTCACGATGAGATCGGTCTGCGTCAACACCAAGTTCATGGCGCGAGCGACGAGAGAGAACACGAGGAAGAAGACCAACGCGTGGAAAAGCACAGCCATTTGACTGGTATTTCGGTTTCCAAACTTGACGTCTTTGCCCGTGGTCGTGAGGAGCACGCCAGGGCTGAGCGCAAGAAAAAGGGCGGCTGGGAGAGCAACTTTCGGAGACGTGATGTCGGGGAGCATTTGTTATATGGTGAGATTATTTATACCGGAATGGTCAACAACCCACGACACGAAATGTGAATAGTTTGCGCCTGGAGCAAATTCCAAATATTTCATCTCATTCCACATGACTTGCCAAATATATCGAAGATTGTGGTGAAAAGGCACCGCGCCTGTGTATTCTTCGACGTCATAGTGAGATTCGTAACAAAATTCAACGAAATCATTGTACGTGCAAAAGTCGCGCGTGAGCAGTACGTTGTCCAGATACGCATCGCGTAAAAACATTTTCAGGAGGTCCCACAGGTCCCAGAGTTCATCTGAATATTGGAGTTCCCAATCGCATATATTCAGAGTAACGTGATGTTCATCGTCGTCACTGCTGTAGACGGCGGATGTGGTGTCCACGTCAAGTCCCACGGATGCTTCGTAGACGTATTGTGACCACACCATTAGTATTACTTACCTTAATTAGAGCTCTTCTCTTTTATACCCGTCAAAGAAATAGAAGTGCTTTCGGTGGTACCTAATTTCGATTGAATCGATTCCACGATGGCGTCAACCTTCGCCTGGTCGCCCTGAAAGTATTCCACGAGGCCATCGAGGAGATGCTTTTTAGACATAACCTTCTTTTTCGTGGTCTTTCTGATGGCTATCTTGCCTTTTTTCAAATTAATTGTGTCGATGCCCTGGTGCACCATATGACCTTTCACGCGTTCTTTCAAAGCCTTTTCAGCCTGGACGAGAATCTTAATATCAGATTTAGCTTCACCAATCTGCGTACTGAGTTCTACGAGCCTGGAAACACTTTCAGAGAGTTCTTCTGTGGATGACATGATGTATAAGTACTAAAACACGCTAATCTTTAAATTACTTAGCAGAGGTCACGTTGCATCGTGTCTGGGACGATGGTGGAGTTGTTCCACACGTACGGCTGCTTAGGCGCCGGCGGGTCGGAGCGGATTTGTTGGTTCGCGTTGCGGAGGGCGCCACCGATGCTCTCCGGGAAGCCAATTTGTTGACGCGGTTCCAAGAAATTCTGACCCTTCAAGAGATCTTCCGGGCTGAACTCGCCAAACTCACCCTGAGCGACTTCGCGCGGCAACAGGGAGGACGCCAAGCCCGTACCAGCGTTCATTTGACAGCCAGCGGCCTGCTGCGGCATACGCTCAGCCACGGCGCTCGGCCCCGGGCCAGCTTGCTCAATCTCCATGAAGTCGCGTTCCTTGAGCGTATACGCCGACTTGTTGTTCATGTTGAACAATAAATAAACGAGCACCGCAATGCTCGCCAACATCAAAATATTTCTGGTGCGGCTGTTAACCTTCATCCTGCTTTATATTACTATTACACAATTTTTTTTTATTCCTGTGCCGCCTCTTCTTGGGGGGCATCTACATTTTCGGCCTCGGGTGCAACCTCGACCACCGGTTCTGGGCTGGGTTCTTGGTCCTCTTCTTCTTCGACGAAGGCGTACTCCTCTGGGTATTCAGACCTGACCGGCTCGGGGTGAATTTTGACCTGCACGAGGTTGAACGCGGGTCCGAATGCCTTCTTCGCGAACCACATGCCCGAATATTCAAGAATCATGGAACATTCGCGACCGAGTTCGAGGGTGGAAAAATCGACAACCTCCTGGTCGGGTGAGAACACCTTCGTCGGGGGGATGCGGTCGGCCACGAGTTCGGCGTGAGAATACGCCGCCTTGAGCGCATCCGCGGTCATGTCCTTCCCGAACCAAACCACGGCGTTATCTTTTGCCGCCTGGAGGTTTTGTTTATCGATGGTGGTAATCTTCTTCTTGTTGCTCGCCGACGAGGGGTCGATGGTCACTTCCGCACCAGAAATGCCAGTGACTTTAACCTTGTTCAACTGAACGAAACACTTCTTCTTGTCGTCGTTGGTCACTCGGACGAAGTAAAGACCATCATCACCTTTTGCTGGGGCGTTGTAGAGCATTGTTTACATAAATGACGAGGTTAATCTTTAAACTATAATCTTCCCCCGCTGTAAACCGACGAATGGAATCGCGGCAGCCTCTTCTAATACGTACGCAGGCACCCAGGCGTCGCGACTTTTTTTATATCCATATAAAGTCTTTGTAAGCTCTATGTTTTTCCACACGGATTGATTGACGAAATTTAATTTATTAATGTTCAAAGATGGTTTATAGTTCCATTCATTGCCAATGTATCTGTTGGAATCATCCTGCACCCATTGTTTTTTATGCACATCAAATCTCTGGCGCCCGTTTGTTTTCACGAAACCATTTATTTTCAATGGCACCAAGGTTTTCAACCCATACACGAGCTGTCTTTCAACTTTTTCTGTGTCTGGTTGAATTGTGTAGGCTTCGTATTTAAATGCTTTCGCGCGCTTCACCATGTTTACATTCACGCGACCATTCATGATGATTCTTTTCGTTGGAAGTTTTATTTTTTTCACCACCTTGGCATAAATGTCGAAAATGCTATCGGACGCTTTGAATTTAAAATGAGGTGAAATAGTTTTCGCCATTTTAATGAGTCGCACCCTGTCTTTTTTCTTTTTCTCTGGGCGCAAATTCAGTTCCTGCATCAAGACGACGTCGTGAATCAAGAACGCCCGACTGGCGATGGACACGCGGCGGTCGTTCACGATGGCGCCGCTGTTTCTGTTGATGTAGGTGATGCCCGATGTTTGCGATTTGAAGAGCACGTCGAACCCGAATTCCCCTGGTCTCATGAACGGAATGTCTAGGATGCCACCCATGCGTTGTTGTTTTACTTTACCCGTGGCGACGTCGAACCAACCGACGTTGAGGTCGAGGGCGAAGAGCTCGACATCAATCAGCACGTCGCCTTTACTCACGTTCCGCCCCGACGAAAGTTTCTTCTTCTTAATCAGCGTGTACCTCCTCGTGACCCACGGACCTTTTTCTGTGAATGAAACACCTAGAAACTTTTTCAATTTAGAACGATCTTTGGCGATTCTTTCCTTGATGGCTTTATTAAACTTCACGCACACCTGACCCAACTTGTCCCACATCAATAACTTGATCATCTGGAGTTTTCCAAAAAATTTCATGTCGTACTTCATCCTGGGGGCAAACTTCGTGTCAATGTCAGAGGTCACCACGCGCTCGGAACGTGGGAGATACATGTTAAACGCATCTCCGCCAGAAATCACCAAATTGCCCATGGGTTTCATGTAGTCGGACAAATCACCAATGATTTTATACACGATGTCCCTGATTGTGTCCGTCACGTACACGTTGAGCATGTCCTTCAGGTCCGTGTCTTTGTGCCGCGCGTGGAGACGTTTTCTAAATGCAACGACGTCGTCGTCGTCGTAATATTTTAGGAGAACCTTGTCATTTTTGCAGAGATTTTTCAATACATAGTTGCGAATGGTATCATCTGAATATAACCTAGTGTCCATATTATTATGTAACTATAAATTAATAATGAAGCTGGATTGTGATGTCATCGACGCGTGTCGGTGTTACGCACTGAAGAGCTCCAGCGCACCGCGCAAAGAGCAGTTCTGCGCCGCCCAGCGAGGTGCGAACTTCACCAGCTGCCCGACCGCGTGCTGTGCTGGAGGATGCCCTGGGCGCGATGGTAACCGAGAGGAGCGAGAACCTTTTGGACTCGTGGACGACATCGACATGCCGAAGACGTTTAATGTCATAAACATCATATTGATTTTACTGGTTATCATATCATCACTTTTCATGGCTTAAAGAAAAGACGCGTGAATTAAGTAGAAAACAACCATGGAAGACATCAAGCAAGAAATCGCCGACCTCCGCTCCGAAATCAAGTCGTTGACTAAGATTGTTCGTAAGATTAAGACGAAGTTGGAAGACCCGGATGGTGAAAAGGCCAAAGCTCGCGCTGCGAACAACGGCTTCAACCGCAAGCAAAACATCTCCGAAGAACTCCGTGCTTTCATGGGTCTCGCCGCGGGAGAGCAAGCCTCTCGCAGTGAAGTCACCAAGTTTCTTACGAAGTACATCACTGACAAGGGTCTCAAGCATCCGGAGAATGGTCGTCAAATTGTTTTGGATGACACGCTTCGCGCTCTCCTCAAGCCGCCGGCTGATGTTCAAATCACGTACTTGAACGTCCAAAAGTTTTTGTCCCCGCACTACATCAAGGTGGAAGCTTAAAAAATAAAATACTATTGTAATGTATACATGTCCAAAGTCAACAGGTTATATATTGAAAAACTTGTTGGTACAAAAATAAATGATTTATCTCTGTACCAAAAAGCTTTTACGCATAAATCCGCCTTGAAACAATACGATGATTTGAGACATTCATATGAAACCTTGGAATTCATCGGGGATTCCGTGCTAGGATTTGTCGTCACGAAATGGCTCTTTGATAGGTACGAGTCACAACAAGAAGGGTTTCTCACGAAGGCGCGCACCAAGTTGGTGCGCGGGGAAACCTTAGCCTCTATCGCGCGAAAACTTCATCTGGGTGAGATGATAATCATGGATGACAAGGGCATGAGAAATGGTTGGTTTACAAATACAAAAATATTAGAGGATGTGTTTGAAGCCCTGTGTGGTGCCATTTACATGGATATTGGGTTGTTACACGCGAAAGAATTCATCCTTCGTATTTATGAAAACCCAGAATTCGTCAACATGCAGTGTCTCCTGGTCGACGACAATTTCAAAGACCACTTGATGCGGTATTGTCAAACAAATAACTTACCCCTGCCCGAGTATAGAATCGCCGATCACAAAGATGGGGTATTCGTCATAGATGTGTACGTAGATAATTGTTTTCTTGGAAGGGGGTGGGCGAAATCTAAAAAACAAGCCGAACAGGAATCGGCGCGAGCATTCTTTTATCCACAAAACCAAGCTAGTTAAAAAACTTATTCTTTTTGATAGTAATGCATCCAAACGTCAAAGCACTCATCGAAAGGGAATACGCCGCGCAAAAGTCGGAGGAATGGCTCGCCCTTCGGGGGAACATGCTCACGGCCAGTGACGCCGCGACAGCGATTGGGTGCAACAAATACCAAACGCCACACGATTTATTATTGAAAAAATGTGGACTTGGGGAAAAATTTACAGGTAACGAAGCGACGAGACACGGGGAAAAGTACGAAGACGAAGCGCGCATCCTCTACGAAGAACGTTATGGCGAAGTTGTGCACGAAATAGGACTCGTGCCACACCCCGTGCATCTCTGGCTCGGGGGCTCACCGGATGGTGTCACGGAATCCGGGAAACTCGTGGAAATCAAGTGCCCCATGATGCGCGAAATTAAACCCGAAGTCCCTGAACATTACATGCCTCAGCTACAGCTTTGTATGGAAATTTTGGACCTCGACACGTGTGATTTCATTCAATACAAGCCTGCAGATTTTAATTGGCCCAAGGGTGAGGAATTCGTGGTCGTGCACGTGGACAGGGATAGGGGGTGGTGGGACACGAACCTACCAATCATGCGAGAATTTTGGGATAAAGTCCTGTACCACAGAGAACACGGGATTGAACCGCCACCACCGAAGAAGACGCGCGCGCGCAAAGATAAACCCCCGAGTGTGTGTGAAATTTTAGACCCCTCCGATGATGAAAACTACACAGAATGGGATATGTAATTTTATTTTTTTCCTCAGCCTATTATATAAAAATGTTTGAAAAGCGCATTGGTTCCAGAGCGGAAGTTTTCCACGGCACGGCTCAACAAACGGGTGGCGGTTTGATGAAGAAGGATCTTTTCCTTAACAAAGCGGATGGTCGCATCAAGAGCAAGGACGCGGCGAAGGCGGCCAAGGACCGCTTGAAGCGCGAAGGCGCGGCGCACTTAGTCAAGGTGTTCAAGCCGAAGAAGGACGGCTTTGGACTCCAGCCGAAACAAGGTACCAAGGCGTACGAAAAGAAGTTGGCTCGGTTCGAGAAGAAGCAAGAAAAAATCTAAACTAGTAGTAATAAACAATGACACTCGCGTTGTGGGACGAAGCCGTGGCGGAAGCCAAGAAACAAATGGGTGTGAAAGATGAATTCGTTCGCATTGAGGGTAAATTATTAAAAAAGTGTCAAATCATCTACACGATGTTGATGGCTAAATCTTAAATTGGAAACCCTTCAAACGCTCTGGTTCAAATATTTGAATCTGGTGAAGTTTCCAAGTCACTCCAAACTTCCTATTCAAGAAATACACAGAACACATCTCGATGATGGGTCTTCCTGAATTTCTTGAGTACAAACCATTCGTCATCGGCTCTTTAGGGGTGCGCTCGCGGTTACCATCGAAGACATCCGCTTTCATGATGTTGTTCATGTCGACGTCGACTTTGACGCGAAACTTTGGCGGATGACCCGGGTTTTCTTTGATGTTTGAATTAAACATGGGTGCCAGTTCTTCTTTGGTCATCTGTTTGTCGAAAATAATTTCACTCTGTGAAACGACAGCCTCGATGATCATGTCTTCGACGTGTCGTAGAGTGTTGTAGAACTTTTGGACGTACCCACCATCTTCGTCGAAGCCCGTCAACGCCATGTCGAGCGTGTATTTCGTCGGTCCAACTTCGGGGGTGAAACCACAAATACCGAAAGGCATGTACAACCGAGGGGCTTGCACTCGGAGATATCCACCCTCCTTGTTGGTGATGACGATTTTTTTATTTTTATAACTGCCAATTTCTACATGTTCGGGAAGTTCGGTAAACTTAATCATGGCTTTTTATTAAAATAATGACTTTTAAACTTTAAGCTGAACAGACCGTGCACTCGGGTTCGATGTCGAGAGAGAATTGAATAGGCTTCGCCTTTGCCTTTGAACGGAGGTAGTACATCCCAGTCTTGAGTCCTTTTTTCCAGCTGTACATGTGCATCGACGAGAGTTTACTGAACGTGGGACTCGACAGAAATAAATTCATGCTCTGACTTTGACAGATAAATCGTCCTCGGTCAGCAGCCATGTCGATGAGACATTTCTGACTAATCTCCCAAACCGTCTTGTACCTCTCTTTGATGTCATCTGGAATGTTTGTGATGTTCTGCACAGAGCCGTCTGCTTTGATGAGGAGGTCTTTCATGGCCTTGGACCAGAGACCGAGATTTTTCAAGTCTTCCACGAGTGCTTTATTGACCACGACGAACTCCCCAGCGAGAGTGCGTCGTAAATAAATATTTGTCGTGTAAGGTTCGAAACACTCGTTATTCCCTAAAATTTGCGCCGTACTCGCCGTCGGCATGGGCGCGAGAAGTAGGGAATTTTTGAGGCCGTGAGTTTTCACTTTGAGTCGCATCGCATCCCAGTCATACCGACCACTGAACATTGTTTCGCCTTCCCACATGTCGAACTGAAGAATGCCTTCACTGGCGGGACTTCCCTTAAAGGTTGGATACGAATGGGTCGCCTGTGCCATGTCAGAACTCGCTTCCAAACTCGCGTGATACATGGTTTCAAATATGTGCGCGTTCATGATTCTCGACTCTTCGCAGTCAAATGGAAGTTTGCACAGATTGAACGCATCGGCCAAACCCTGCACACCGATGCCGATGGGACGATGTCTCATGTTACTCTGTCTCGCGCTCAGTGTGGGGTAGTAGTTGCGGTCGATGACCTTGTTGAGGTTCTTTGTGACAATCTTCGTCACCTTGTGAAGGGCGTCGTAATCAAACGTCTTCGTCTCTGGGTCGACAAACTTTGGCAGCGCGATGGAGGCCAAGTTACACACCGCGGTTTCATCTTTGTCGGTGTACTCCAAAATTTCAGTGCAATTGCCAGTCAAAATACCATTGAAGATACCTCTGTGTCTGAGAGGTTCGTTAAAACAGAATGTATCGGACGTCTCTCCGAGGTCTTCAACAGACGTGATAGTTTCGAAGTGAAGAGCTTGGCGGTTAGGTCTCTCAGACGTATCGATATTTAAACGATACGGTTTAATTCCGAGATTTTTCAAATGTTCAACGCCACCGCTTGGAATGAGTAGTCTCCACAGAGCTTTGCATTCATATGAACCACCTGGCAAGTTTCGAGTACCACCCTTTTGCGCTGCATTTATTCTGCTTTGTACGCCAAGAGTTTGTAGCATGAGCAATATATCGCGTAAAAATTCGTAGTGAATAGAAGTAATTTGAACAGATACACCTCTTCCACCCGCGTGTCTAATCACACATCCATCACCATCCATCAACCCCGCGAGCCATTGAAGTTTTGATGCAATCGAATATTTTTCAAGTGGTACGCAGAATTTTTCATCCATGTCTTTCGGAAGTCGCAGTCTCATACGATTGTATTTTTCATCGGTATTTGCGTAATCATAAGAAACATGTGGCAATAAGTTCATTTTGTCGTGGTATAAATCCAAATATTTCTGTTCAGTGTATGAATTTGCTTGACATTTTCCATCGTCGTCATATTCTTTGATGCACATTTGATGCCTCATGCACAAACCATTTTCTTTTGCACTGAATTTACATCTTTTTGTTTCACCAACATCGGAAGTAGTCCCATCCGCGCAAAACATGCCGTGAGTATAAGCATATTTCATCTCTTTGTCACCAGTGTTCAACGTTGGCAAAGAATGTTTGATAATTTTCATACCAGGTTCAAGATGTTGTGCCTCGATTGGTTCATCACGACCAACAATCCAGAATTTATGGTATGGCGTACATCGCAGAGAGAGATTGCGACTGGTTTTCACATTGACAAGTTTCTGATTGACCCCAGTCTGTAAAACCGTGACATTTGAAAATTCTTCCCCATTCCACACCTGAACCTCTTTGTCTTTCAACTCTGAAATAACTTTATAACCTTCGCTCGTCAATATTTTTGTTTCAGGTGCCACACACAAGTTTGAACTCTTAATGACACCTAAATTTTTTTGATTGCTTTTTTTGTTGCACGCATCTTTGAACAACATATAAGGCGTCCCAGTTTCCGTTTGACTTTTCAAAATGGCTCTCCACACGTCCGCCGCTGGAATCGTTTCTTTCGCCAATCCCTCCTCTTCGTACTTTGTGTACAACTTTTCAAATTCTTCCCCGTAGCAATCAGACAACCCTTTCGCCGCGTCAGGGCAGAACAACGACCACTGCCCACCCTCTTCAACTCTCTTCATGAACAGGTCGGGCAACCACATCGCGGTGAAGAGGTCTCTGCACCGAGATTCATCATCCCCCTGATTCAACCGGAGCTCGAGAAAGTCCATGACGTCCGCGTGCCATGGTTCGAGGTACACCGCGAAAGAACCTTTACGCTTCCCCGCCTGATTCACATAGCGCGCGGTTGCGTTGTATACACGAAGCATCGGAATGATGCCATCCGACTTACCATTCGTGCCCCTGATGTGCGAGCCAGAACCTCGGACGTCGTGGACGTGTAAGCCGATTCCCCCCGCCCATTTGCTGATTTGCGCGCATTCGGTGAGTGTTTTATAAATTCCATCAATGCTGTCTTCTTTGTTGGCGATGAGAAAACAACTACTCATCTGTGGTCGAGGCGTGCCTGCGTTGAAGAGCGTTGGGGTCGCGTGCACAAAGTAACCCTGCGACATGTGGTTGTACGTCTCCAGGACGGCGTGTAAATCATCCCCGTGGATGCCGATGCTCACGCGCATGAACATGTACTGCGGCGTCTCCTGAAGTTTTTCACCGATTTTTTGAAGATAGCTCTTCTCGAGAGTTTTAAGTCCAAAGTACCCGAATATAAAATCCCTTTCCGGTTTGATGTGTTCTTTGACCTGTTCGGCGACGCGAACGACCTCGTCGGTGACGACCCCTGCTTTGTGAAGATTTTTCATCGCCATCACAAAGTTTTTCGGGCACTGCTTTTGAATGTTAGACGCCACGATGCGCGTCGCGAGCACTTCGTAGTCTGGGTCGCTCGTGATCATGCCGATGCAGATTTCTGCCGACAGCGTGTCGATCTCTTGCGTTTTGATTCCATCGTACATGCTGCTGAATACTTGTTGGGCGACTTTGGTTGAGTCACACGCTGAAGAGAGGCCATGTGTCAGGTTGGAGATACGGGTAGTGACTTTATCAAATTTCATGTCTTCAACGCGACCATTTCTCTTGGTGATTCTCATAGTCGAGGGTTTGTATAATAAAGGGGTTAAATTTTTAATTACATATTTGCTTCAGTGGTGCACACAAAATCCGCCGCGCGCACGGACACGGACCCCGCCACTTCCTGCTTGCGGTTCGGCTGCATCAAATACGTGTTCACGAAGAACGGCCCGGATTCACCAGGCTTCGCGACCGGTGCGTACGAGTTCACGAAACACGAAGGGGGTTGGCACGGAATGGGCTCGATATTTTGGAGCTTCCCAGAGTAAGCTTCGTCGTAGTCAGAGGGGACCAACATATATTAGATACAAATATTATTTTCCTGACTTATACTAAATGTGTGAAAACATTCAGCTGAACACAATCAAGCAGTGTGCCACGCCCCTGAATACCCTGTATTTTTCCGAGTTCAACCAGGACCTTCTTCAGCGTGGCATTCGTGAAAAGTTCAAACAACTCACGGGCATTAAGATTGATTATCAGAACAGCGATGACCTGAAAACTTTAATGCGCTACGTCTTCATTAACAACTCCGGAGACCACTACTCGTCTACGAACGAACAAGTGAAAATGATGAACACCATCGTCATCGACACCGCGGTTGGTCAGGTGAAGACGGGTGTCGCTCAATACCTGGCGTACGTCAAGGATATCGATACCATCGCCACGCCGCTCGCGCAGCCTATCAACACGTCCACTTACGGAAAGAAGATTGACCTGAACACGAAAGTTGGTTTTGGCGATGAATGATTTCCATAGATTTCAAACGTTCCGCCCACTGAGGCCCTGGATACGTCGGCACTGGTTTCACGACATCGACATCAAAAATACTTTTTCTTTTTCTAGGTGACATGTTCTGCATTCTTTTTTCATGTTTTTGTGCGTGAGAAGCTACTTGCGTGGGGGAGCGCGTGCGAACAAATTTTTTACTAATTTTAGCCCAACGACCACGACCATATATAGAAAGTCCTAAAAGGAAATTCTTATGTTCGCACGCCGTCCAGGGTCCTGTGTGCATTTTTACAACGACGTGATGCACTCAAGACAACTGGGAGTTTTTAATTGAAAAAGTTAAAGCCGAGATACTTTTATAATGCATGTTGAACTATTATAAGTCTGAGACTGAAAAAGTATGTAAATCAAAGGGTTGGGACAAAGCGAACGTGGACACCGTTTGGTTGCTTTTGTCCGAAGAAGTTGGCGAACTCGCCTCGGCGATTCGTCAGTACAAGAAAACTTTTAAAAAGACTGGTTTAAAAAAGGAAAGAGGCACCGATGTCATGATGGAAATGGGTGATGTTTTTTCTTACCTGTTCCAATTGGCGCACATGCTGAACGTAGATTTAGACAAAATGTGGGAACAACATCAGATAAAGTTGAACCACAAAAAATATTGTATTAAATAAAGAAAGACATGAGCAAGTACATGTTATGCGATGATGCGACTATCAACGACGTCAACCCGTTTGTCGTCCACGATTTCTCCCTACCAGGAGGTGTGCGACAGACGCCTGAATTTGCCGACTACACGAAAGAAGTCAACACCAAGAGTGATATCGAGCACCCGAAGCTCAGCCCAATCTGCGAAATTGCCAGGACGGCGGGTGATAAGACCATTGATTTCTGCACAGGGGGGCGCGAACCGCCGTGTCCACTCGGGCGCGCGGTGCACCCGAAGCGTAATATCGACTACGGGTGGACCCGACAAGAAGAGCGAGTCAAGATTGAAGAAATGATCAAGGCGAACGACGTGAAAACGCGTAATGGAATGGTTGGTTTCATTATTTTCATCATTCTTGTTGCTCTTGTTGTATCAATCGTACGACGTTAAAAAACTTTTCGAGTCTCCTATCGTCATTGCAGTGGTACACGATTTCGGGAAGCACTTCCATGCAAAAATCATCCACGAGTGTGCGCTGCCAGCTGAAACGAAGGTCCACGACTGGGGGGATGAACGAAGGCGCCAAGATTTTTGAAGTGTACATGAGCCGCGTCGAACACTGCGCCTTGTCCAGGACCAGTTCACACATTTTCTGAAGGACTTCGGTGTTCTTCACCAACATCGTATCTAAAAACTTTTCCAAAAGAATATTTTGTTTGAGAGATGTTATTTCCACCCAATCCCCCGCGGGTGTCGTGTTAAAATAATCCACAAAAGTTTCGTACCGATTTTCACCAACGACATACTTCGTGTACTCTACTTCCACGTAGTTACACGCCTCTTCAACGTCAGTGATGAAAACCGCGGATTTTAGAAAGGCATCCACCATTGTTTATTAATTTAGTAAAAACTTTAAGTTTATTTTAGTAGTCCATTATAAGTGATGAACAACGCACCGCGTCGAGGAACACGTATGGTGCGCATGACGCCTCGCCCAGACCCACGAATACTGAACTTCAACGACGTCGGCGCGCTCTCCAAGGAGGCTTTTTACCAGGAAATAAAAAACTCGTATCGACAAATGTATCGTCAAAACATTACTAACCAACAAATCAGGAACATGAATAATCCAGAATTATTCTTGGGGGGGCGAAATGGTTTGCTTGGTCGTCCACTAGAAGCTCGAGAACTTGAATGGTTGGGTCGTCAAGGTGTGATGAGTCCCCCGCGTAAACCGAGACAGATGTCTCCAGGGGCACTCAAGCGCATGCGCGATAAATATGGGTCACCGAGCCCACAGCGACCAGCGAAGAGAGTGGAATCGAACGGGCCAATGTTTATTAGTTCTAATTTTTTACCGACAACAAATAGTAAAATACAAAATAAAGTGTTTTTACTGACTGACATAAATAACACGAATAAAGTCAGATATGTGTACGACAAAAAATCATTAATCGCTCTCAATCAGAAAGTGTCCCCCTTCACACAAATAAAATTTAATTCTGAACACATCAAACCCTACGAAAACAAAAATAAAATTTTGAACAGAATGAAAAATTTGCGAGAAAAATCTTGGAACCGAGAATTCTTTCGTGAAAAAGTTCTCGATGATTTCGCGAAAAACAAAATTCGTGCATATCACGATGCGTTTTTTTATATTTTCCCAACGAAAGCCGTGTTGACTGCGTACATGGGATTTCCAAAGAATTTTAATTGGCCGCTTGAAAACATGAAGAGTCTCGGGCAGTTCACGTTGAAAGATATCAAGTACATGAAAAAATTAAAAGAAATAATCGATACCGAAACGCGACGTGATTTTAAAAACCTGTACCAAAACAGGTTGTCGCTCTTAATTTCCAACAAATATGGTTACACGCGTACCAGTTTTAAAACATTTTTGAGAGCGTTCCCACATGACTTGAAAAAAATACCTCGCAATGTATTAAATTTGTTGACTAATATATAATGAGAAACGTAAACGTACTTTTAATGGAAGCGGTCACGATAGGCTTGATGAACATGGCGCTGTTTTATGCACTTTCCCAGGTCAGCACGGGTCTCACCACCCCGTGGCTCCTTTTCATCAGTGGCGCACTGATTCACATCATGTTTGAATTCGCTGGTCTCAATGAATGGTGGTGTCGACAAACATATAAAAATTAAAAAATATTTAAATATAAGATGAAAACATTCACATCGTACGATGGAATTACAATCCGTGTCGGGGAAAACGCAAAAGATAACGACAAATTGACGGAGAGTGCCTATCCGGACGAGTGGTGGATGCACGTCTCCGGTCACCCCGGTTCACACGTGGTGATAGAGTACGAGGGCGACGTCGTGCCGAAGGAGACTAAAAGCGATGCAGCCTCGCTCGCGATTCATTACAGCAAGATGCGAGGTTCATCTCAAAAGATGACAAAGGTCGATATGTGCCGCATCCGAGACATTGGAAATGGACGCGCACACGGACAGGTATACCTTGATGGGGATGTGATGCAGTTAAATATGTTCATGAATAAAGAAAAAAATAGGTTAGAGAGACTTTTTACAATTTAAACCGCCAGTGGGCTTAGGGGACATGGTTCTCTAAGTACAAAAATGAACTTCGCATTTTCACCCATCGCGAACCAGTCGTTTTCATACATTCTCACACTCGATGAATTTAGACGCATGATGCCGGACGAAACTCGTCCCTCGTGGGTCAAAATCACGACCATCACCATGGTCGCGAAGTTCGGTCAACCGATCGACATCGCACGTCTTCGTGAAAAGTTCACCAGTATCGACCATCTGTGTTTACAGAGAAATGGAAACCCTAAATCTGATTTTCGATGGACTCTGCGACCGACGACGTTTTACAATCAAATCACTTTATCGTATTTGGATGGATATTCAACTAAATCCGTAAAAATATTTCCAAATGGTTCAATTCAAGTGGCTGGTTGTTGTGACTTGTTTGATTGTAGTCGTGTGATTAAGCAGCTCAAGGTAATTTTCAAGACGTACCTTGACATGGAAAACCTCATCAACACCGATGACTTCAGAGTGGTGATGATAAATAGTAATTATAGTTTGAACTACAACGTGAACTTGATAAAAGTGGCGGAGCATTTCAGTAACTTTTCTGATGTATTTTCTGTATCTTTCCAGCCAGAAACGTATTCGGCGGTGAAAATAAAATTCAAACCATCGGAGGAAATGAAACAAATCACGACATCCATTTTCTCCACTGGAAAAATAATAATCACCGGTTGTGAAACTTTGAAAGAGGTGGCGTACGGATTTAACGTCGTCTGTCGTCACATAGAGCGAGAACCCAGCATCAGAGTATCTCCAACGGAAACCAAAGATGTTTTTGATACATATCTTGGGTATCAGTGTGACGATTTTGTACATAAATTAAAAGACATGGGTTTCAAGTCTTGGCTTCGCACGACAACAAACAGGCAAATAAATTTCTAGACCTATTGTAACAATAAAAATGTCTCAACGCCTTGGTATGGCCGATGGTCGCTGTTTCACCATGCACTCCTCAGCGCAACTCATGAATAACTACATCATGAAACAAAACGGCATCGCTCTTGAAGATAACTACCGCTACCGCCAATTGCTCCAGAAGAGTGGTCCGGAAATCCTCGATAAGATTCAAGAAACTCAAGGCATGCCGCCGTGCCAAACGTGCAACAAGCCGCTTTTGAACGTCGCGGATATTTATTAAAAAAACTTTAGACGCGTACATGTAGGTATGTCTACGACATGTTCTATATGTCTCAACGAGGTCA